CGATTTCGACCGACTCGTCGCGCCCGATGTACAGCGTCGCGCACAGGATCCCGTCGTCGCTTGTCACCTTGTTGACGCCGGTCACGCGCATGGCACCCATGAGGTTCTCGCGAAGGCGGGTGCGGTTGTCATCCATGCGCTTGATACGCGCCTCGTACTCACTCATGACTGAGCGCAGGGCCGCGAGCTGGTGCCCAAGCGTCTTGTCAACGGCCACGGTTGCCACCGCGCGCTCGTGAAAGCTGCACTCGATAGCATTGAGCTTGTCGATGTCCAGCTCGCCGGTTTCTTCGTCGACGCACAAGGTAATTTTTTGCTGCATGTCTTGGGCAGCTTGGTAAAGGGTAGGGGTCATGATGTGGCGTTAAAAAGGGGCCGAAGCCCCGTTGGTCAGAATGGGCAGTCAGGGTCGAAGTTGTCCGGGGCGCCGTCATTTGAGCGGGATTGCGACGCATGGGCGGCAGGCTTTGCGCCCTTCAACGCACGATGGCGCAGGCCGTCCACCATCCGGGGGAGCATCGCCGGGACCGTCTTCCGGTCCCAAATCTCGCTGGCCGTCAATTCGGTGTCGGCTTGGAACACGTTTTTGATGACGATTCGCGGGTGCTTTGCAAGTGACCCGTCGCGCGCGGTGTAGTCCTCCGTTTCAAGCAGGAGGCCGATTTGCTTTCCGCACAAGTCAGGGAAAATCGTCGCGTCTTCCAGAACTTCAGATTTTGATTCGCCGTCCCAGTGCGTCGCCTTGCCCTGCGAAGGCTTGATGCTTCTCAGCTTCATGCACGTCATGATGGCGCTCCCCACCTCAATTCCAGACAACTCCGTGCCGTCCGATTTTTTGGTGTAAATGCTGAGTCGAGCCTTCTGGCCGGCATTGCTTTCGAACAAGAAAGCAATGCCTTTTGTCCCGGTGCTGGCCGTGATGTCTTCAGCCTGGGTGAAAGTTCCGACGTACTTTCCCAATTCGTTGATCATGCTTCCGCCTGCGTCGGCTTTGCGTGCTGCGGATTCGTTGACTTGATACATGGCTATCCTTTGTGGTTAAGCGGGTTGGAGTAGGTCGTAGTAGCCGCAGATTGCTGCGTCTATATCTACAAGATCATTTGGAATGTGCGCGTCGTCGAACATCCCAAGTGGTGTTTTTACGGTGTCCATGCCGTTGTTTTGCGTGCTGAATACGTACTGACCATTAATGACTGCAGTACGCAGGACGATGGTTAAAAGACCCTCAAGCGTGATCTTTTCATCGAGCAATTTCCCGATGGTTTTAGCCTTGATATGGCCGGCTTCATCTTCCTGTGTATGTGCCAGGATGTAGACCCGCTTGAATGCGTCAACCTGCCCGGCCGTCATGAGGATGTCCCATGCCGCGCGGGCAATTTCGTTGTACTTTGCAAAAGCCGCATTGCCGGATTCCTTGTCCAGCACCCGGCGCATGAACTCGTTTGCAAGGATGTACTGGAAATCATCAATGATGATCACCGGCTTCGTTGTGTTGTGCATTGCACGGCAGATCACATCCGCCTTGTCCGTGACAAAAATTGACCCTTCCGGGTGCGCCTTGTTGCAGGGCTTCCAATTAGTCGATTTGAACGGGAGCGGCTTTTTTACCGCCTGAATCAGAAGAACATCATCCGGGTTGAAGCTGCGGATGCTGGCCGTTTTTCCGGTGCCTGACTGCCCCAAAACCATTACTGCGATTGACATGTGTTTCCCTTTGTTGCTGAGTGATGATTGCTTTTCAATTCCCTAAAACGGAAGCCCGCGAAACGCGCACCCGTAGGCGATGCGCGCCGCGTAAATGCGCGGGTTGTGCCGCGCATAGAGCCGGTAAACGGCGATGAATTCCTTGATGCGGGTCACAGCAATCTCCAGTAGCCGATCAGGCCCAAAACAATAAATGTGAGCAGTCCGAGAATCGCCATGACCTGCATGAAATCAATCAGCAGATCAACGAGGTCGCGGGCTTCGTCGTCGTAGCCGTGGTGCCGGCGTTTGTAGTCGTCTTCATTCATGCGGCCGCCTTCTTTTTTCGCTTTGCCTTGGCATAGGGCTCTACGCCATGGTGCGCCATCACATTTTTGAATGGGGCCAGATCAACGGCTGGCGCCTGTGGTTGCCACAGCGCAAAATTGATGTCTGAAGCGATGGCTTCCAATGCCGTGCGTGCGGTGTTCAGCGCGCTTGCGAGCTTCGCGTATCCGTCGCTGTAGTCCGTGATTTCGTCGTCCAGGCCGGCTATCGTTTCCGCCCGGTCGTCCAGTTCGACGGCGGCCCATCGCAGCATCTGTGCCACGCGCGGATCGGTCTGTTCTGCCGCCATGACGGTCATTTCGTCTGCAATGGCGCTCATGCTTTATCCATCCACCACAGCGCCCAAGCGGCCCGCATTGCGCGCAGGTGCTGCCCGGCGCTTCTGTTGATGCTGTACGTGAGGCGCTGCAGGGCTTCGCGCTCAAGGCGGTCGAGGGTTTCGGCGCTCATGCGGCCACCTTCAGCTTCTTCACTTCTTTCGCCAGCAGCCACACCCGCCCGAGCCCATCCGTCCCCCGCGTCTGACTCACGATGCGCACATTGGCGAGATGCTTTTGGTCGATGTGCTTGCGCAGTGCGCTCTGGACTTTGCCCACGTCGCCGGGCTGGCAGCGGATGTTCTGGCCGATCTTCATGCCCGCCAGAAATTCGGCGTATTTGTTGGGAACGACCGAACGACAAGCCGGGAGCGGATCGTTTGCGATGATCAGGCCGGACACGTCAACGGGTTGCGCGGGGGCTTTTTTGATAGTCATATGTTGCGGGAGGGTTGCCCCCGTCCAAGGGTTGTGAAGGGTTGCAAATTTGGTAGCCATCAGGCCGCCCACCAATGCACAAGAGCAGCCGCGCCACCGATGCCGATCACGACCGCCAGCACGTAGCCGGCCATCTTTTCGCCGGAAGATTCAGGCCGCTCAATGGCGCAGGCGCTGCGATGGTCCGGCCCGAAGGCTTCGAGCAGCGAGCGCGGAAAACGTCGGGTGTTCATGCGTGTTTCTCCAAAATCTTGATGCCGTTGCCCACGCCGCACTGGGTGCGCTTGATCGTGGACGACCCGACGTGATAAAGGCCACAGTGCGGGCATCGATATGACGACACCGGGATGTCTTTGGCCCGCGAGCCCTTGCGAGCTACCTTCGATGCCAGCGCGTGGCTGAGGAATCCCTGCTTGCCCATGCACTGCGCTTCGGCGGGGTTGTGCGTCAGCGGGTTCATGACGTGAACGTGTGCTGACTACCGTACATCGCGGCCATTTGATTGACCGCCGATACCGCCTCTGGGACGCCGGCTTTAGCGGCGGCAGACAGGGCTCGCATCACGTTCCAGTCGATGTTGCTGAACCCCATCATTTCGATCATCTCGTCCAGCGTCTCCTGATCTGGATCGCGCAACACACGGCCCTTGAACTCCATTGCCGTGGCGTGTTCTTCGTAATCCCGGTCTGGCTTGACTGCCCGCCACATCGAGATTCCTTGGTCGATTTCCTGGTGCGTGTGCATGATTCCTCCAGTCGTAAAAAAGCCCACTCAAAGCGGGCTGGTTGTGAATCCATCAAGTGAGCGCAGCACGTAGCCTGTCCCTTTCCGCGACGCCTGCTCTAACGTGCGGGTTGGTTAGCTGCGCTCACTTGATGCCACTCTTGCGAATGGCGGGCGGGTCAAAACCCAAGCGCGGCATCCATCGCTGTTTTGCAGGCTTGATACACATCCTCTGGCGATGCGTCAGGCATCCGCGCTTTCACGTCCGCCTCGATCTTTTCCCATGCGGCCATCATTTCGGCGATTGCTTCTGCGGTAGTCATATCTGCTCCTTCGTGGGTGAAAACAGAAGCGTCCTGATTCAAGGCGCTTGTGTTTTGCAGCTCTTTCGAACTGCTGGCCGGCATATCCCGCTTTCACGGTTCCGGCCTGTCCCGGCGAATTCGTGGGCAGCACACGCCGCCCCATCGCCGTTTCCATCGCTTGCTTGTCTTGGTGCGTGGACCTCAATCACTCTCGCCCCGTGATGCGGGTGGACTGCTAAACACTGGTCACGCTTGCCTGTGCCGGTGTCGCTACGTCCGAAATTTGAATGGATTTAGAAGGGCCGTCTTCCCATTAGGGAAGAAGAGATTGATGGCGACTGCGGGGTGACTGGACCCGTGTGACCAATGGACTGCGTGTGCACAACCAAACCGCCGGGCCTGTAGCGCGGTCAAGCGCGTGCCCCGTTTGCTGGTGTGCCTGTACGTTTCTCACCGCCCGGCTTTGCAGCCCATCTAAATCCACTCAGTTTTTAAGGAGCCTGTCATCGGCGCTGTGATCAGTGCCTTGCCGCGTTGTTTCGGGGCATGGCTGAACTTTAGCAAAGTTTTGCTAGGCGCGCAAGAAGTTTTAGCAAAACTTTGCTATTCGAGGCCAAAATAATTACGTACCTGAGTACGTATGACCTGGCACGTCAGGCTTCGGAGGGGCTGGACTGGCGGGTGATGAGCGGCGCATCTGCAAGCAATGTCCGGTAGGACTGCTCAAGATGCTTATAGAAGGCTCGCTCACCCGGATGCGTGAATCTGAGAAGCTCCCATGCCTCAATTCCAAAAGCGGCAGCTATCAGCTCGACTTCTGAGAGCTTGGCGGATGGAGCTTTGCCGCTTTTTCCTGCAGCCCTGTCTGCCGGGTGCAGGTAATTACTGATGCTGCGCTGAGATACGCCCGTTTTCAGGCTGAGCGCCATCTGGGTAAGACCGTGCTCCTGCATGTAGTGAGCCAGGTTCTGAGCCAGTACGTTGTTGATAGCTGTATTTGGCATCCCTGGAGGGTGCCCACTTGCGATAGAAAAAGGTTGCGTCTGAAATAGTTGCTGTTGTAGCAAAGTTTTGCTAAGATTGCAGCATGGAAAATAATCTTGACACCCAAGTCCGCGAGCTTCTTGAGTCGCGGCGCGGCGAGTGGCCTGCAATTGCGGAGGGGTCAAACGTGAGTTACTCATGGTTGTCCAAGTTCGCAAACGGCCACATTCCCAACCCCGGATTGGTGACGCTGCGCGAGCTGCATCAGTTCTTGACGAAGCAGGTGCCCGCATGAGCGCCCCCGCACTGATCGGCGCCTGACCCATGGACAACGACACCAAAGAGCTGCGCGGCGACGCGCCCACAGCACTTGTCCAAGCCCTCGACGCGCTCGCGCAGTCCGAAGGTATGTCCCGCAATGCTTTCATCAATCGGGAGCTTGGAGCAGTGGTCAAGAGGCGTTTGCATGAACTCAGTCTCGCGCACCGCATGTTGCGCGGCAACCCGCTTTACCCGGATGCAGACCGGATACCTGAATAACCGTACCTGAACACCATGACCACATCCCCCTTCAATTGGCAGCACCCCCGCGAACTGCGCGAAGACCACGCGCTGACAAGTGAGTACGCCGCGTCTTTCCCGCTGGACACGACGACGGCCTATCGCAATTGGCTGGTGTCGCTCAAGACCTGCCCAAAGTCGGCAAAGCATTGGCCAGAGTACCTGGCAGCGCACACGAAGGCGCCCAGCAAGCGCGGCCCGAAGCCAAAGCTGCGCGACAACACGGTGAGCAACTTCACGACGCCGATTCCGAATCAGTCGGATGCAGCCGCGCAGTTCCGCATCAAGGCCAGCGGGAGCGCCACATGAAGTACGAATTCCACCCGCTGGCCAATATCTTCCCGCTTATCGACGGGCAAGCCTACAAAGACCTCCTTGCCGACATCCTTGCGCATGGCGTGCATGAGCCTGTCTGGCTTTACGAGGGCAAGATTCTTGACGGGCGCAACCGCTACCGAGCCGCTACTGCCATGCGCGTTGAGTGCCCGGTGCGCGAGTACACGGGCGATGACGCCACCGGATTCGTGCTGAGCCTGAACCTGCACCGCAGGCACTTGAGCGAGTCGCAGCGGGCGATGGTGGCGGCAAAGCTGGCGAATATTAAGAACGGCGGTGATCGGCATTCCGATCAGTCTGCAAATTTGCAGACTGATGCCATCTCCCAGCCCGAAGCCGCAGCCATGCTGAACGTCTCTACCCGAAGCGTAGCCGCCGCATCCAAGGTGCTGCATGCGGCCACTGAAGCCGCCGTCCACGCAGTCGAGGCGGGCGATGTATCCATCAACCTTGCCACGCAGTTTCAGGCGCTTCCAGAACAAGCGCGCAAGGACGCCATCGAGGCCATCGCCAAGCAAGAACCCGCAAAGGAAGTCATGCGCGCGGCTGTCAAAAAAGAAGTGGAAAAAACAAATGCGGGGCGTGTGGCTGTGAAGCCGGACGAGTCCCGTTTGTATGAGGAGGGCTCTTCCTTGTCCGCGATGGTGCTTTCACACCGGGCGCAAATGGCCATTACGCAAATCAACAGAAACGACCCGAAGGCAATCGAGGCCATCGAAAACATTCGGGTCGCTCTGGACCGGCATCTTCAACTTATCACCAAGTGAGCTTTGGCAATGGAAAAAATTTTACTACAGACGACCGCGAACCACTCAATTTTTGAGTTGCACGACATGAACCGCCTGACGGTCAGTGACGGGGCTTACGAGCCGCGAAAAGACCTTATCACCAGTATGAAGGCCAGCGGATTCCTTCCTGTGCATCCCATCATCTGCACCAAACAGCCTGGCGGGAAGCTGCTTGTCATTGACGGCCACAACCGGCTGATCACCGCCAAGTTTCTGGGCATCCCTGTTTTTTACATGGCCTACCCGAAAGAGGCCGGGATGTCGCCAATTGGGTTTTCAAGCGGACAAAAGCAATGGACCGGCACGGCAAAGGGCATCGCATACGCCAGCGAAAAGCCGGATTACGCGGAGGTTGTCCAATTTCACGCGGACACCGGAATCCCATTGATGCAGTGCTTTTCTCTGTTCCATGGGGAAGTCGCAAGCAGCGGAAACGCCGCGATAGTTGTGACTACCGGGGTGTTCGTGATAAAGGACAGGACGGCCCCCTATGTGGTCGCGTCAATCATCAAGGCGCTGTCTTCCCATTGTAATTTTGCGACATCTAGAAACTTTGTTTCCGCTGTCAGCAAGGCCATTTTTGCGGAGGGATTCATGCCTTCAAAAATGATCAGCCAGATCCACAAAAACCCCGAGGTCTTGGAGAAAAAAAGGTCACTTGATGACTATGTCGGCCTCCTTGATCTTGTCTACAACCGGCGCTGCAAGACCGAACACCTGCACTTGCAAATAGAGATCGATAAGGCCATGCGCAAGCGTTGCGTTTTCAACAAATAAGCGCCGCATGAGCATAGACGCCATCAGGTGGGCACTTGACCAGTCCGTGGGCAAGTCATCCGCAAAGTTCGTCCTGGTGGCTCTGGCGAACGATGTGAGAGACGCCACCATGACCTGCTGGCCGTCGGCAAAACGTCTGGCAGAAATCACCTGCCAGGACATCAAAACCGTTGAATCCGGCATTCGCAGGCTTCGTGATGGCAATTACATCACCGACACCGGGGCGCGTAAAGGCGCCACAGGACAAGTCATTGTGTACCAGCTCAACGCCACCGTTTTCGGGGCTGCACAGGCCCAAGTAACACCACCGAAAACGGGGGTGTTACCCCAATCAAACACCACCGAAAACGGGTGTCTTCAAAAGTTAAACACCCCCGTTTTTCCCGTGAAACACCCCCGTTTTTCCCGTGAAAGACCCCCAAAAACGGGGGACGGAACCGTATATGAACCGTATATGAACCAAGAAGAGAAGAAGACAGCGCACGCGCTCGACATTCCTGCCGACCTGCTGAGCGATTTCCTGGCCGTCAGAAAAGCCAAGCGGGCAGGCCCTTTGACGAACACGGCAATTCGTGGACTTGAGCGCGAAGCCGGAAAAGCGGGGCTCACGCTGGCCGAGGCCATCACAGCCTGCTGCGAGTTCGGCTGGCAGGGCTTCAACGCCGGCTGGTACGCGGAACGGACGAAGAAGTCCGCGCCTGCCGGACAGTCTGCTGAGACGACCTATCAGCGATCGATGCGCCTGCGGTACGAAGAGGCCACCGGAAGAAGCAACACCGGCCCAGCCGTCCGCAACGTGATCGACATCACCCCGCCTTACCTGGAGATCGTGAAATGAGCTTGCCCCTGCCGTGGATAGAAAGAATTTTCCAGAAACTGACGCTGACCTATGGCCGGGACTTTCTGGGTCGCTGGGAGGGCTTGCCCATCGCCGATGTCAAAACCGATTGGGCGGAATGCCTGAGCGGCTTTGGCCACCAGCCAGAGGCAATCGCTTGGGCGCTGGCGAACTTGCCGGACAGCAAGGCCCCGACCGCGCAAGAGTTCCGCGCTATCTGCCGCCGAGCGCCGGCCAAAGAGTTGCCCCGCCTTCCTGAGCCGGCCGCCGACCCAGCCCGCGTGGCCGCTGAGCTTGCCAAGCTGGCCCCGGCGCGCAAAGAGCTCGCCGCCGCGTCATGCAGCTACGACCCCAGAGAGTGGGCGCGCAGAAACATCGCCCGTGCCGCCGCTGGGGACCGGGTTCTGCCTATCACCCTGCTGTTTTCAAAGCAGGCGCTGGGGCTGGCGAAATGAGGGGCCATTACAACGACGAAGAGCGCGAGGCGGCCCACCTCCTTGATCTTGCCCGCGAAGGCGGAGATTTACCCTATTCCGTCGTTCTGTTGGCACTTTGGACGCTGGGAGATCTCGTTGGAAACTGAAACAACCTGCCTCACCTGCTCCAAATGGGCCAGCAACTACATGACGCAATTTGAAATGGGCCACTGCGCCCACATGCCGAAATGGATCAGCACGCCGCATAACGCGCACTGCGACAAGCACCAGCCCGCCGAGAACATCGCGCGCCGGCTGGCATGGCTGGAAGCGAAGCGGGTGGCGAAATGAGCGAGCGGCAACAATTGCGCCACCAGTGCCGCGTCTATCTCGCCCAAGCCCACGCCACGCCACACCGGGCATGGGCATTCCGCCTGCTTCAATGGGCTGCAAAGTGCCGGCGCGAGAGCGCCAAAGGGCAGGGGAGTTTGTTCGCATGATCGCGTGCGAAGGCCAAGGATGCGCCACCCGCGCAATGTGCCAGCGCTACCTGCATCGGGCTGGCGCTGATCTGGTGGCGCGCGTGCTATGCAGGGCTGGCGCCTATGACTGGAGGCTTGCAGCATGACCCTGCCAAACGACGTTACCCGATGCCTTGGAGAGCAAAAAGGCATCCACACATGCACGCGCCGCGAGACCTGCGCCCGGTACACCCTGCGCAACACAGGAGGTCCGCGCACGCCGTTCAGCGCATTCCTGTGCCCTGGGCTGGACGACTATTTCCAGAGCTACATCCCCACGGAGAAATCTGAATGAGCTATCGAATCGGAATCGACCCCGGCGCATCAGGCGCCATCGTGATCATGGATGAGCACTGCACCCTGATCGAGTGGGTGCCCATGCCGACAGTCAAGGTCGGCTCGAACACGCGCGTCAATGGCGCCGAACTGCGTGCGCTGCTGGAAAACTTCGACGACGGGCATGCCTACCTTGAGCTGACCGGCGCGATGCCGGGGCAAGGGGTGACGAGCATGTTCAGCTTCGGCCATGCCAACGGCGTCGTCTCTGGCGTGCTCGCCGCCATGCACATTGCCACCACGCTGGTGACTCCGCAGGCTTGGAAAAAACGCGCCGGGCTGATCGGCACAGATAAGGACGCGGCAAGGTCAAGAGCCATCCAGCTCTGGCCAGCCTGGCGTGATCTGGCCGCGAAGGGCAAAGGGCAGGCGCTGGCGGATGCGGCGCTGATTGCAAAATTCGGGGGCGGCGCATGACCCAGCACTACATCAAAAAAGGCCGCCGCTACGTCGAGGCCAACCCATTCGCCGGCACCGACATCAGCGTGATGATCGTTGGTGCCGTCAGGTACACGCTTGGAAGGTCCAGCTACTCACCAAGCTGCGCGCAGGACTGGTGCATGGACAACTGGCAGCAGCTCAACAAAAACACGCGATTCATCATCATGCGCGACGTGATGGAGTGGCTGGGCCAGCGCCACGAGTGGGTCACACCCGGAACGACGGATAGCGCATGGCCTGAGCAGTGGCGCGGCTTCCTGCGCTGGACGTTCGTCCAGGACATCGACGAGGCCAAGGCCGCTGCCCGCGCGATTGTCTGGCAGCGCGACAGGTTCGAGGGTGTGGATGAGTTTTTCGGGGTGCTGGAATGAGTCACACCAGCCACCTTCGCGAGCCCGTGTCGGCTCACAAAGCCTTTGAGCAGGCATGGCAGCACGCCAAATCCATGCTGATTGCCGGCCACCGCCTGATTCTGGAAATCAAGCCAGAAAGCCGAAGCGGAAAGCAAAACCGACTGCTCCACGCCATGCTGGGCGACATCGCAAAACAGGTCGAATGGGCCGGCAAGAAGCGCGATACGGAGACGTGGAAGCGCCTGCTGACCGCCGCATGGTGCCGGGCCCGCAATGAGCATGTGGAGATGCTGCCCGCGCTGGATGGTCATGGGGTGGACATCGTTTTCCGCAGAACATCGCAGCTCAGCCGCGCTGAATGCTGCGAGCTGTGCGATTTTGTCGGGGCATGGTGTGCACACAACGGCGTGGAACTGCGGGACGCCGCGCAATGGACGGACCCGGAGACGGGCGAAATCATGGGGGCTGCATGACCAGCCGCCCCAAGTCCGCCCCCGTGCGCAATGAGGCCTACCGCAGGGCTGTCGCATCCCTGCCGTGCAAGCGGTGCGGCATCGTCGGCTACAGCCAGGCCGCGCACCCCAACACCGGCAAGGGCGCCAGCATCAAGACATCCGACGCTGATTGCTTCGCGCTCTGCTGCGATAGGCCGGGCGTGCAGGG